ATCCGGCATTCGCGGCGACCACAATCACGGTGTTCGCCGGGATGGCCTGGAAAAGTATCTTGATCGATGGAGTGAACGCTACCAACGCTTACTCCGTGCTTGACGCAGGGGTAGGTTCGACCGTCAATAACCTGACGGTGCGCAACATCCGTGTGGATAATCGGGACACCCTGCGGCCCGCCCTGAACCTCGCGGGAGCTATCGGCAATCTGTACTGGGACAATTTCAGCACAGCCGGCAGCCTGGGTATTTTGCCGTATCAATTGGCCGGGACGATTGGCACCGTGTTTACACCAACCACACACCCGAACTTGGTCCTCAACGGGTCCGATCTGACGCAGTCCTCGTGGATTCTGGGAGGAGCAACTACAACTGCCGGGGTTATCACCGTGACCGCATCTGGAAGCAATGTTGTGAGGCAGGTCGTCAATGTCGTGCCGGGATGGTATACCTTCTCGTTTCAGGCAAAGGCCGGAACGTTGACGTTCCCGACCTATCGGGTGTACGATAGCTCGCACAATGCGGATATAATCCCCCGGACTTCTTACACCAACCTGATAAACAGCACCACGTTCACCCAAGTTTCGACATCGTTCTTCGTGCCATTAGGTTGCTCCGTGATCAACGTGTATCTGATGTCGGACGGTACATCGACAGGCACGGTCTCGATCCAAGGGGCCACGTTGCAGTAGGCAACCCTTTCACCGTTGAACGATGCCTGAAAACCCAGGCAAGGCCAGCGCGGGCGCTTCGCCCGTGACGGTTGGCCGCGGCCCCGAACGTCGGCACCGCTAGATTTACGAACGTAATCCCCAACGATTTTCACCGCACCACCAATCTTGAGCCTTAGCGGCTGGGCAATGCTCTCAGCAGAATTCAACCGCGCTAATCCCCAATCCCACTGGAGCAACAAACCCGTATGGCCGAAGAAGTCCTTGAACAACCAGCAGAAGTAGCGATCCCCGAGGATTACGCCGCCTTCACAAAGTTTCGTGATGCAAGCGAAGCCTCTAAACAAACGCCCGCGGCAGACGAAGAAGAAACGCCGCCCTCCGAGTCGGTAAAGGCTGAAAAAGCCGATGCTGGCCAAACCGCCGAGGAATCGGAACCCAAGGAAGAAACGCAACAGGAAGAAAAAGAAGACGACGACGAACCCCAGGAACCCGAGAAAGGCACCCGGCTCTCACGCCGGATGCGGAAACTGACCGGCACAATCGCGGAACTCCAATCCCGGCTCGATGGGCTTGAAAAAGAGCCCGAGACGGAAGCGGAAGTAGCGGAGGAAGTAGCGTCCTCCACGGAAACAGTTGAAGACGAACCGGCTGAAAAGCTGGTCCGGCCAATGCTCAAAGACTACGAAGACACCGAGACTCAATCGGCCTGGGATCAGTACGAAGTCGCGATGGAGGCGTACAACGACGCCAAAACGGAGCGTCAAGTGGAGCGCCGATTGGCTTCCGCGCTCGCGAAACAAGCGAGCGACCTGGAACTCAAGCACGCCAAGGCCACGGCGGACGCCGCCTGGAACCAGGCTGCCAGCCGCTTCCCCGACTACAACGAAGTGGTGCGCGAAGAGGTGAAAATTTCTGTCGCCATGGAAGCCGTGATGCGCATGGACCCGGAAAACGGGACAGCCCTCGCGTATTACATGGGCCAGCACCCCGAAGAGTCGGAACGGATCGCCCGAGCCACCTTGGCAAACAACGAGCAGCAATGGGGCACCGCCCTCGCTCGCGCCGGCGTGGAACTCGGGAAGATCCAAGCCAAACTGACGCCACCCGGTAAACCCGGACCCAAAGCCGCACCTGTTGCAATCGCAAAACCCGCAACCAAGACCGTAAGCACCGCTTCCAAACCCCCAACCCAGATCCGTGGTGGAGTGGCCGCGCCCGCCGTTGACGTACTCAACGCGGACGATGCCAGCAACTACGCGAAGTGGGTCAAGGCGAGGGAGGCGCAACTGAAAAGGAAGTAACCCCTTGGGAAATACCATCCTCGTTCCGCAGGTCATCACCAACGAACTCCTGCGGCGTTTTGAAAACAATCTCGGCTTCGCCAAGTGCGTGCATCACGAAGATTATTCGGAGCACTTCGCCAAGCCCGGCGCCAAAATCGGCGACACACTCTCTCTCCGCGATCCCGTGCGCTTCGCCGCCACGGACGGGGCGACCCTGGTAGTCCAGGACGTCGAGGAGCGCAAGATTCCTCTCGTGATCAACGAGCGGAAACACACCGCCTTCCAGTTCGACTCGGCGGAATTGACTCTGTCGATCGACCGCATCGGCGAACGCTACATCGAGGGCGCATCCGTTGCGCTCGCGAATGCCGCTGAAGTCTCCGGGCTCACCATGGCCTACCGGCAGACCCCTAACGTGGTCGGCACCCCCGGCACGATCCCGACCGGTGCCACCGCGTTCAACACCTACCTCACGGCGTTTGAAGCCATGGATCGCAATTCCGCGCCCATGGACGGCGAACGCTACATCGTCATCGGACCGAAGTTCCAGTCTCCCATCGTCGACGTGCTAAAGGGCCTCTTTCAGAGTTCAGAGCAAATAAAGTCGCAATATCTGAAAGGCAGGATGGGCACCGCGGCCGGCTTGACCTGGCTGATGGCGCAGAATATCCGCACCCACCAGATCGGCGCCATCACCGGCGGTTCTCCGCAAGTCGATGGAGCAGGACAGACCGGCTCCAGCCTGAGCATCAAGAACCTCACCGCAAACTCGCCCGTCTATAAGGCCGGCGACGTGTTCACCCAGGCGGCTTGCTTTGCCGTCAACCCCGTTTCGGGCGACACCCTGAGCGACCTGCGCCAGTTCACCGTCCTGAACGATGCCGCTTCCGACGCGGCCGGCAAGGTCACGCTCAACATCTACCCGCCCATGGCGGTAGTGGGCGATCCTTCCAAACCGAACCCCTACGCTACCTGCTCGACGCTCATGGCCGACTCCGCCCCGCTGGTCTGTTTCGGCGCCGCCGGCACTCTCACCCCGCAATCGCTCGCCTTCCACAAGGAAGCGTATGCGTGGGCCTGCGTGCCGTTGGCTCTGCCGCAAGCGGTGGAACTGGCGAAACGCGCCACCAATCCCGATACCGGCGTTTCCATCCGCACCGTCTCGCAGTATGACGGAGTGAACGATATCTTTTTCACTCGTTGCGACATCATGTACGGGTGGGTTGCACCCCGTAAAGATTGGGGCTGCCGCGTAGCGGGCTAACTGTCCGATTGGTGTTGAGCCGGGCGCAGGTTCAGAACTAGGCACATTGCTGTCTCCTAGCCCCGCGCCCTACCCCGGCTCCACCATTCTCTCAAACTCTCCCAAAAGGAAAATCCAATCGTATGAAAAACATCAGCAAGCTATTCCTCTGCCTTTTCGCTGTGGCCGTCCTCGCTTCGGCGCAGACGTCCACCAGCCTCGCTGCCGCCTTGAGCCGCGGCGAGTCCACTATCAACCTCACCAGCACCACCGGCGTCGTCGCAAGCGGCCTCGGCCCGGTCACCGGCTTCTATGTCGACCGCGAATACATGACCGCTACCCAACCCGTCTCCGGCAACCTGTACGGCGTGAAACGCGGCGTGGCCGGTATCCAATCCGCTCACGTCTCGGGCTCCACGGTCTATGTCGGCGCGCCCGGCAACTTCGACCTCGGCGTGAATGACCGCGTCGGCGCGTGTTCAGGTACCTTCTCGGTGATCATGGTCCGCACCGGCAACGTGATTACCTGTTCTAACGGGAGCTATGCCCGCTTCGGGTCTCTGGGCGATAGCTCGGTTGGCGCGGTGGTGGCTTCGGCTACCACCATCACCGCAACTGCTCGCGTTTTCCACGTGAGCGGCACGGTCGCCATTGCAAACATCGTCGCCTTCGGCCTCACGCCCGGCAGCACGATCACCGTTATTCCGGACGCCGTATTCGCCACAACTACAGCGGGCAACATCGCGAAGGTTACGACAGCCGTCGTGAACCAAGCGATCATCTTCACCTGGGATGGCGGTCGGTTTAGCCCGTCGTATTAGTCCCGTTTCAGCCGCTGCAAGAGCTTAAAGTATTGCTCTTTGTATGCGATCTCTTCGGGTGACTTCGGTATGGGGCCGGTTCTTCCGTCCTCATACCGATTTCTCTCTGCACTTTGCCTTAACTGAAATTCAATCGCCCGTTCCGCCTGTTCCCGCTTGACGATCAGGAATGGCAGCATCTCCTCAAGAAGGCGGCGCGCTGG